TCGCCCGAGCCGATCCCTCCCCCGTCTGCAAAGCCGGTCGAGGGTTTGCGTCAGCCCAGGCCGTTGAACGAAGAAACGGCCCTGGCGGCTCTGGTCCGTTACGAGGCAGGCGAGTTCATCACGGATATTTGCCAGTCTTACGGCATCCCGCACGCCGAGTTCCGCAAGTTCGTGAAAGCCAACCCGGACCTGGCCAAGGCTTTTCGGGAAGGCCGCCAGTACCACGGCGCGTTTCACGGCGAGGCCTCGGCCAAAATCGGCATCCGGGCCGGTGAAATGTGCAAGGACGGTGCCGGCAACGCGGTCATGCTCTCGGCCCTCAAGATGGAGCGCGAAGCGCACGACCGGGTGGCCCACCTGACCTCGGACGACTGGAACGACGACATCCGCAAGGTGGACGCGCAGAAAGCACTCCTCGACCAGACTGGCGTTCTGGACATCGTTCTTTCGCCGGACATCTTTACCTCTCCTTCCACCCCCGGGGAGTAACGGGCGCTACCGAACCCACGACCCCCGACCCCCGCCCCCCCTACCCCCGCCCTTACCCAGAGCGGGGGTTTCTGTTACCTTACGGCCAACATGCTAGTCCGAAAAGCCCAACCGCACGAGAGCCCGTTCACCCCGGCCGGTCCAGGCCAAGCCGCTGTCTGGAACGACAAAACCAGCCGCTACCTCATGGTTTTCGGCGGCTGGGGTTCGGGCAAGTCCTACATGGCGGCGTCGTGGCTGCTCGACCTCCACACCCGAAACTCGTTCTGGCCCAAGGGTCACCCACGGGCCGGGCAACTGACGGGCATCGCCTCGGCCACCACGGCCCCGACTTACGACCTCCTCGGCAAAATCAACATCCCGTACCTGCTCTCTGCGGCGGAGCGCATGGGCCTCAAGGCCGTTTTCAAGAAGTCGTGGGGATCGTACCAGTCGGTCATCCACCTGCCGCAACTTTCCACGCCGGCCAGGCCCAGCCTGATTTTCTGCGTCTCGCTCGACAACCCCGAGCGCACAACCGGCTGGGAAGCGGGGGCAATCTGGTCGGACGAAATGAGCCGCGTCAAAATAAACGAGGCCGATCCAAAGGCGAATTCGTGGCTCCAGGTCAAGGGCCGCTTGCGCGGCGAGGTGGCGCACCGCCAGGCGCTGCTGGCGACCATGACCCCGGAAGGCTCGAAGTCCTACATGGTGCGCGTGGCCAACGAGCCCCAGGAGGGCCAGCGCGTTTTCACCATGCCGACCAAAGAAAACCCGGCCGTGGCCGAGTTCTACAAGTCGATGCTCGAAACCCTGCCGCCGGAAGTCGCGGAGCAGTACCTCTCGGGTGTGCCAATCGAGTCCAACAACACCTCGGTCTATTATGCCTTCGACCGCAAGAAGCACCTGACCCCGGACGCCAAACTGGACTTCAACTCGCAGAACCCGATCACCCTCACGGCCGACTTCAATGTCAGTCCGGGGATGCACCTGTACCTCGGGCAGTTCCACCCAGAACGGGGCGGCGGGGAGTTCGTCACGGCCCACCAGGTGTTTTTCAAGGGCCTCGACCTGCCGACAGTCATGGACAAGGCCTGCGAACTGCTCAAGTCCCTGCAAGGCGGTTCGTGGAAGCACCACGCACCATTGGAACTTTTCGGCGACCCGGCCGGGTCGGCGCGGAGCCTCGCCACCGGGCAGTCGTGCCACCAAATCATGCGAATGGCCTGCGAAAAGGCCGGGATACCTTACCGGGTCCGCATCAAGGCCAGCCACGACCCGGTGACCGACCGAATCGCGGCGGTGAACTTCGCGCTCAAAGACGGCAACGGCCAACCGCACTGGTTCATTCACCCGTCCTGCGACCGATTGATTGCCGACCTCGAACAGATGTTTTACGGACCGGACGGCAAGCCGGACAAATCGAACCTAGCGCTCTCTCACGCGAGCGACTCCGAGGGCTACCGAATCGCCTACCTGCGGCCGGTGCATGTGGCCGCCGTTCACAAAGAAGACCGGGTTACGACCTCGATGCCGAAAATAATCACGCCGGAAGGCGGAGGCTGGGCGTAAATCACTACCAAAACCCCTACCAAACCGTAGGGGTTTCTGGTACACTTAAGAAATGCCCTACAAACCCACCGGAAAACCGAACGGTCGCCCGCCCAAGTCCGCAGCCACGGGGATGCAGACGACAGGCAAAATCGGCACTTCTTTTGCCTCCGGCGTTTTGCCGGGCTGGGGCGACACCGAGCCGAACATCACGATTTACCGTCGCATGAGGAAAGACCCGACCCTGGCCATCGCCCGCATCGCCAGCCAGGCCCCGGTCAAGCGCCTTATGTCCCGTGCGACTTTTCTCGGCGACCCGGCCAAGGCCCAGTTCATTGCCGATACGCTCTCGCCGGATCTTCGCCGGGCGCTGGTGCGCGACTGCGCCGGCTTCGGCGTTGATTACGGCTACCAGGCCCACGAAATCGTCTGGGGGATCGCCCCGCTCGACGGCAAGCGGTGGGTTCCGATTGACTTCAAGCCGCTGCTGCCGGAAATAACCCAGCCGGTCTTGGACGATTACACGGGCGTCATCCGCTGCGTCAAGAACAAGGGCTACAAAGGCCCCGAGGTGATTCTCGAACAAGGCGATTTTTTCTGGTTCTCTCACGCTTCCGAAGCCCGCAGCCCGTTCGGCTCGCCGCGCATGGAAAACTGCCGTGTGGCTTGGAATGCCTGGGAAAAATGGTTCTTCAAGTTGGGCCAGTATGTGAACAAGGTGGCCGGCGTCACGCCGATGGTCGAGTACCCCACAGGTACGGGCCGTGATGAATTGGGGAGAGTTGTGGATAACTTCGATGTGGCCAACGCAATGCTTGCCCGCCTCGGGTCCGGCCACGGCGTTGCGATGCCGAACACGCTCGCGGCATGGGCTGCCGAACTGGCTCAAAAAGGCGTGGATGTGGGCAAAATCCCGGCCTGGAACATCAAGTTCTTGGAGGCGTCCGCGCACGGCCAGGACTTGCTTGGGATTGGCGAAAAACTGGATGTGTACAAGTTGCGGGCGTACATCACCCCGGAACGGTCGCTCATCGAGGCCAAGCACGGCTCCAAGGCGGACAGCGGTTCGGCCGTGGATATCTTGACGGAAATGGCCTCGGATGTCGCGCACGAAATCGTCGATGCCGTGAACAGGCAAATCATCCCGGAAATCTTGGCCAAGAATTTCGGCGAGGAGTACCGCGACGCGGTGAAGATGCAGATCCCGGCCGGCGAGGGCGACGAGAGCAACGCCATGCGGACGGCCCTGGACAAGTTGCTGGCCACGCAGCCGGGCGTGGACGCGCTGCTCCAGGCCATCGACCTCGATGCCTCGGCGGACATGGCCGGCCTGCCCCGCAAGAGCGGCGAGAGCCTCAACACACGCGCCACGGACGCGGTGGACTACCACCGCAAACAGGCCGAGAAAACAGCACAAAAAACCGCAGCGGCCGGCGGCTCCGTCAAGCCCCCCGCGCAGGCAAAACCCCCGCAGAGCGGAACCCAGAACCCGAATTCCAGCCGCCAGGCTGGCGGTAAATGACGCACACCGGATCGAACTCAAGGTACAATGGAGACACCATGACCGACATTTCTTGCTTTCCTCCCGAAGTTCAAGCCAAAATCACCCGCGACGAGCAGGGCGTCCCCCGACTCCGCATGGCCAAGGAAATCCTGCGCGAGGGCATCTACAAGCACCCCGTCAAGAAGTGGACCTGGCGGGTCGATTCCAAACTGCTGAACCAGTTGGCCACGACCGGAAATAAGATGGTCCAGGCCGGAATCGACCCCGAAATCACCGTGAACCATTCCGCATCGGTGGCCTCGAACATCGGGTACATCAAAGATTTTTATGTGTCCGGCGACACGCTCATGGGAATCCACGAATTGATTGGTGCCGACAGCATCGCCCTCGCTCTGAAAAACAAGAATTCCTCCGTGGAATTCGATGAAAACTTCAAGGACGGCTCGGGCAAAGCCTGGGGCCCGGCCGTTACTGCAAACAGTATCGTTTTGCAGCCCGTCATGAGCAACCAAAAGGGGTTCAAAATCGCCGCTTCACTGAAGGGGCTTGACGCCGCGAAAGATGGTTGTTATCATTTTGCCATGCCTACCGAAACCAAAAAGCAAGAAGAATCGGAAACCCCCGCCCACGAGGCAGCCGAAACCCCCGCTTACGAGACGGCGGAACACACGGCGACCAAGCACGCTGAACTCATGCGGGCCCACGGCGAACTGGCCAGGAAGCACGCTGAACTGTCCAGCCACTACGCCAGCCTCAAGGACAGCCACGAACAGGCCAAGAACAAGTTGGCCGAAGTCGAACGCTCCAAGGCTGAAATGGAAGCGGCCCACAAGGAACTCAAGAAGAAGATGTCCTTGGCCGAAGACACCTCGGAAGCCTCCGTCGAACTGTTCAACGAACGCGCCGAGAGCGTGACCGAGCGCCTCCTGTCCCTCAAGGGCAAGCGCGTCGAACTCACCCCGGCCCTCATCGAAAAACTGATTCCGGCCCTGACCACCGGCGAAGGGCGCAAGTTCATGCTCTCTCGCGTGTCGGCCGAAGTCGATTCTCCCGCCAAGACCCTCGTGGCCGCTCTGGCCTCGGAGGCCAAGGATCGCATCAGCACCGGCCTGCAACTGTCTCTGAACGACGACGGCAGCGTGCAAACCGATTCGATTCTGCCGGACATGCTGGCCTTGGTGAACAAAAAGAAACCCGGCGACCGCTAAGTCGCAACCCTTCCCCTTCCTAAACATCAGAAACCCCCCACTTTAGAGGAACTCCCATGTCTTACGGCTATATCGGCGGCCTTCCCGGCGTCCACACTCAACTTGCTGCTGGCTACCAGTCTGCTGTCATCCAAAAGCCGGAATTCCTGGTCGGCGGTGGCATCATCGACGGCACCTTGACCTACGCCATCAACAATGGCACCGACAACCTGGTCATCCTGGCCGGCACACTCATGAAGCAGAACGCTGCTGGTGCCTTCCAGCCGTTCATCCCCGCCAAGACCACGGCCTCGGCCCTGTCCAGCGCCACCACCGTCACCGTGGGCGTTGCCGGTGCCCAGGCGATCTACCGCGCCTTCGGCTCGACCGGCGCGGGCACCCTGACCGCCCTGACCACCGGCTCGTATGTGACCGTCACCGTCACCGCCATCGACCTCGTGGCTGGCACCCTGACCTGCTCGGCCTTGTCGGCTGCCTTGGAGAACGGCGCTCCGCTGCTGTTCGGCACCGTGACCGCTTCCAACGCTGGTGGCGTGCTGGCCTTCACCGGCGACAGCATCGGCGTCTGGGTGTCTGACTTCCCGAACACCATTGCCAACCCCGGCGTTGGCCAGGCGACCTCTTGGGGCGCTCCGGTCACCGGCGGCTTCCTCGGCTTCAACCGCATCGACAACGCGCCCACCACGGCCTCGTCCATCCAGGCCTTCAAGACCTTGGTGCAGGCCATGATGCCCCGCATGGACATCAACCAGACCTTCTAAGCCTTCACCGGCCCTCCTGACCAAAACAAACCCCCCGCCAACCCTTCCACGGAACCACCGCCATGAAAAGCATGTATCAGATTCTTTCGTCCAAGAACCTCACTGGCCTCATCACCAGTGTCCAGGGTGGCGTTCCCACCGACATCCTGCCCGAGGCCTTCTTCTCTCTGAAAGAAGGCACCACGGGTGACTATGCCACCTGGCATGTCAAGCAGAACACCCGTCAGGTCGCCCGCCGCGCCGAGTACGGTGCTGCCGCCCCCGAGCGCGACAACCTGGGCCTCCAGGAACTGCCGGTGAAACTGCTGCACGCGGTCGAGAAGAAGACCTACTCGCCCACCACCATCATGAACCTCATGAAGCCCGGCACGATGCAGGCCGACAAGATGGGTCGCGCCGAAGTCGCTCGCCAGTCCGAAGAATTCGCCCGCTTGTTCTTGAACCTGCGTGCTGCCTCGGTGTACTCCTTCATGCGCTCCGGCATCATCTACTTCGATGCCAGCGGCAACCTGCTTCCGTCCTCCACCGGTGCCACTTTCAGCATGGACCTGGGCGTCCCGGCCGGCAACAAGGGCAACTTCGGCGGCATCTTCTCGGCCAACTGGTCGGTCGCCACCACCCCCATCGCCGCGCAGATCGAAGCCTTGCAGTTGGACTGCCGCAAGAACACTGGTCGCCAACTGACCACCGCCTACTACGGCAAAAATGTGTTCAACACCGTGTTGAAGAACAACGATGTGATTTCGCTCCTGCGCTCCAACAACATGCTGGCCTACGCCACCACCAACCGCAAGTTGCCTGACGGCTTCCTCGGCATCGACAAGTGGCTCCCGGTCAGCGGCGCGTTCTTCGCTGATAAGAACAATGCCGCCACCGAGTTCTTCGCTGGCGACTACATCGGCTTCACCCCGACCCTCGACTCCAGCCTCTACGGCATCGTGGAAGGCACCTACCCGGTTCCGAAGTCGGTTGGCTCCGTGGCCAGCGACGGTGCGACCGCCGAAGACCTGTTCGAGGAAACCCAGGGCATGTTCTCTTACGCCACCGTGAGCGCGAACCCTCCCCGCATCGAGCATGTGGCCGGCGACACCTTCCTGCCTCTCCCCAAGGTTCCGAGCGCGTTCTACATGGGCACGATCAACGGCAACTGATAAGGCATCTGGAAAACCCAAACAAAGCACCTTGCGAAAGCAGGGTGTTTTTGTTATGCTCCCTGCATGTCCAGCAACTACATCACCCGCGCAGACATCGAGAACGAAGTCGGCATCGACAATGTTTTCGTCTGGGCCGACCTTGACAACACCCAGGATGCCGTCAAGATCGCCGCACGAATTCAGCGGGCCATAGATGTCGCCTCGGACTATGTGGACGACCGCCTGCGAACTTCGGTGTATGCGGTGCCTCTCACTTCGGTCGGAGGCACTCTGTACTCCTTCAACAGCATCGTTGCCCGCTTTGCCGCCTCTTGGCTCTACGGGAGCCGTGGGCTGCGGGACGGAGATAAGACGGCCGACCGGGTAAAGGCCTTCCGCGAGGACGCCCAGACCGAACTGGAGGAACTTTTGTCGGGCAAAATCCATATCGCTGCCGTCCGGCGCACTGTTGGCGGTGTGGAGATCCCCCGTGTCGGTGGCGGCGTGCGCTTCCCGTTCAGCGTACTTCGCGGCGAAGGGTTCAACGGGTGGCCCGCTGGCGTGCCCTCCGCAGACGGTCAAAATGCCGGTGCGTTCTCCGCCTCTTGGACCTAACCCATGTCAGAAGGCTCAATCCTACCTGTCAGCACGGACCCGCTGTCGCAAGTCTATTCGGACTTCTGCGACGCGCTGTTCTCGCACCCTCTGGTGGCCGCTGCCGTTCGCCCAGGTAACAGGATTCGGTTCGATGGGAAAAACCCCGAGCCGATGAAGTACAACAAATCCACGGCGGACTGCCCGGAACTTTCGGTCCACCTGCAAAGTTACTCCGGCGGCAGTCAAAAGGACGCCAACCGCCAGGACTCAACGATCACCTTCATGCTCCGCGTCGATTCGGGAGAGCAGAGGGCCAACCGAGGCGTCCTTCCGGTCTGGTACGCCTGCATCAAGGCCCTGGTTGCAATGCGCGGAGGCCGAGACCCAATCAACGGAAAAGACATCGGCGGAGAGGGCGTGGTCGTGAGGATTAGCCAAGCCCCGGAAGGATTCGCCACATTAACGGACATGGGCCAGACCGACGGCATCAAGAGTTGGAGCAGTTATTGCCGCGTCATCCTGACCCTGCGTTTCGGTATTGACAACATGCCGTAAAGGCCATACAATCCCGGCAATCCCCCACCCAATCACCCCCCGCTCTTTCTGGAGACTCCCATGCCCGCAGGCGTAATTACCGCATCGAACGCACTCATCAAAATCGGCAATGTCGTGGACGACGCTTTTGCCACGGCCGACGCCGGCCTTTTGACCATCTCGGACTGCGCTGCTTGGAGCATCAGCGAGACCGGCGAAATCAAGGCCTACCGTTCCTGCAACACGGCCGGCTTCAAGCGCAAACTGCTGGGCGGGCGTGACTTCAAGGGCACCCTCAAATACTTCTTCAATGAGGGCGATCCGGTCACCGATACCGTTCGAGCCGGCACCAAACTCCTGTTCAAGTTGTACTTGGACCAGACCGCCAACCCCTCGAACTCCAGCGGCACCCACGAGGACACCTTCTACATCTGCCCGGCCATCGTTTCCGATGTCAAGGTGGACGCGAACATCGACGGCGGCGATGTGATCCCCTGCGAAATTTCGTTCGAGGGCAATGGCACCCTGTACTACCCTGGCGATACCGTTCCTGCCAGCATCCCGGCCTAACAGATAGCGCAGGAAGCGGCGGCAACCGCAACCGGCAAAAATAAAACCACGAGGTTTCCCTCCTACCCTTGCCGGGGACAGTGAGGGTTTTTTGTTTATCTCCCGGAGCAGATATGCCTGTCACCCTTGACGAGTACGAAAGAGCCTTCTCGGATGCCGCTAACCTGCAAGGGATGCAAGGGGCCGGGGAAGCGTACCTCCAAGGGATGTGGGTACGGGCCAGAAATCAGGGCGATGGAGATTGGCCTCCGCTGTCGGAGTACACCCCTGCCAATCGCAGGGCTCGTCCGTTCAGCCGCAGCCCAATCCTGTCTGACAGTGGCTCTCTTATCGAGGCCCTCCTTCCGGGCGCTCCAGGGCACCTGGTAGAGCCTTCAACCGAGGGGTGTCTGGTGGGGTTCTCTAATGACCCACACCCTACGGCGACCGAGGAAGGCGCTGACACCTACGGCCTACTGGCCCGTCGCCACGCGCTAGGCCAAGGAAACCTGCCAATCCGAACCATCTTGGTCGAGCCTGTCGGACCCGTCTTAGAATCAATCGTCGCAGGCGCAAATACCCGAATCAATTCCGTCCTCTCAACCATTTAGGAAAAAGTCCCATGTCCGTCATGTCCCCGGCCACCGAAAAAACAACCATCAACGGCATCGAGTATATACTCGGAGCCTACACTATCGGCAACCTCGAAGGCTTCTGCGAATGGTGCCGCCAGAGCCGCGCACGCGACCTCCTGGGCGTCAAGGGCATCGACCCAGACGAGGCCACCACCAAGCAGCGCCTGGAGGTACTGAACGAGGTTCCTGCCGTCATGTTCGGCGATGCTGTTTCCCAGTCCTACTGGAACACCCCGACCGGGATGGCTCGGTTCGTGTGGTGCTGCATCAAGTCCACCAACAAGGGCACCTTCTCCCAGTTCTCAAAGGCCATAGGGCAGGATGTCGGGGGCCTGGGCGACGCGATGGTCTTGGCCTTTCGCCTCGCTTCCCCAGTCGAAGGGGAAGAAGCAGCGGAAGCAAACGCCTGACGAATGGTTCCGCGAGCAGAAGTGTAAAAAATCAGGCAAGGATGGGCTCGACTTAGACGCACTAATTGCGCGTCTCGCTGTTACAATCCCGTGGGCAACCCTGCCTCGGGTCAAGGGCCTTACCGTAGCCCAAGCGTTCGCCCTGCTAGAGGCCCAAAACCCGGACCCTGACGACTAACCGCCTACCCCAACAGCCATGTCCACGAATGTCCCCATCCTCGGCGCAACCGTCAAATTTGACGCAGATCTTAAGTTGTTCACGGACAAGGTGAGTGAGGTTAGGTCGATCATTGACGGCCTAACCGGAAGTGCGGCGAAGGTAATTCCGTTCGATCCCAGCATGGCCGAGAACGCTCGCGCCGCTGCGGCCTCAATCGAGCAGATGTCCAAGGCCTTAGACAAATCAGACTTTGCCACGAAGATGAAGTCGATGGCCCCTCAACTCATGGAGATAAAGAGGGAGTTCGACGCGGTTGCGGCCAGCGCAGAAACTGCCGGCGCGAAGATGTCTGCCACTTTTTCGGCCGCTTGCGCCAAGGCAAAAGAACTAAGCCTAGACCTCAAGGCCGTAAAAAGTGAAATGTCTGGAATTTCCTCCGGTGCGGAAGAAGTCGGAGCAAAGATAGCGTCCGCGTTTTCTGCCGCAGGAGCGCAGATACGGGCTGTTGGGCAGGAACTTTCCAAACTGATAGAGTCCTTGAAGGCAAGCCTAAATGCCATCATGGCGAGCATTGCGGAAGCCACGAGCAAGTACGAGGAACTTTCGTCCAAGGCAGCGGCAGCATCGAAAAAAGTGGTGGAGGAGAACTCAAAAGCGCAAACCAAATCCGCTTCTGATTCAGCGTCTTCTTTGGACTCCGTAATAGGAAAGTGGTTTAGTCTATCCGCAGCCATCAAACTGGCTAGGATAGCGATTGAGGCGTTTACGGACTCCACCAAAAGGGCGTTTGAGATATATCGGGCATCTGCCAAGTTCGGAATCAATGTGCAGGAGTTGCAGTACCTTTCCATTGCAGCCAACGATACCGGCTTGAATTTGACCGAACTAAGTAACGCCCTGCGTTACATGGAAACCAACATCGGCAAGGCGCAGACGGGTGTGAAACTGGCCGTCTCCAATTTGGCATTGCTCGGGTTCACGGCACAGGACTTGAAGGGAAAACTGCCGGAAGAACAGTTGGCCATGTTGGCTGACAGTTTTGTTGGCATTGAAGATCCTGCCCGCAGGTCTGAAATAGCAATGGCAATTTTCGGCCGCCAAGGCGCTAACATAATACCTTTGCTATCTCTCGGAGGCACCACTCTCCGTGAGATGTCCATTCGGGCAAAGGAACTTGGGTCCACCTTGGACGAAAAGGCCCTTAAAGCCCTAAAAAATGCACAAGTAGCCGGCCTAGAACTGCACATAGCACTAGGAAACCTAGCCAGCAACCTATCTACTTTTTTTGCCGGGTCTGTTACGGATGCCACGAAAGTGATGACTGAATTTTCGGCGTCCTCCACTAGGGCTCTTGAGTCCTATAACAAGTGGGGCAAGACGGATAGTGTCATGGGAAAGATATTCCTTACCATCGACAACTTGAAAGTTCTTACTGGGGCGTGGACTGACTTTTTTAAGGTGACGCGAGTAATCCCTGCCCTGATTGAATTCGGTTTGACCGGCACCATCAAGTCAAACACGCTAGCGGCACTGGAAAATATCGGAGCCGTGTACCGGATGACTGACGCTCAAGCGGCAGCAGCAGCGCGGGCACAGGCGAAAGCGGATGCCGTAGCCGCGTCCTTGAAAAACGAAGCCCTGGCCAATCAAAAATTCCAGGAAGTTCTCGCAGAGGGCGCTCGGCACGAAGCGGAGATCGAAAAAGAGCGCGAGAAGTTTAGGAAGCGCAAAGATATGAGTACGGCATCGAGTCAGTTGCAGGCTGAACTGGAAGGTATCGTGCAATGGCGCAAAGAGGCTATTGTGGCAGCCGAAGAAGCAGCCAAGCGAGAAGGGATGCTGGCGAGAGAGAAAGGTGCCGAGGAGTGGAAGGTAGCCCAGATCGTTAAAGACCGGCTGGACAAAGAAACCGCCTCCGTCAATATGAAAACGATGGAGAAGGCTGCCGCTGCCGAAGCCTTTAGGACCGAACGGATGGCGATAGAGGCCAGAGAGAAATCGGAAGTGACCCTAAAAAAACTGGAAGACGATGCCGCTGCCGGCAGACTCGCTTCCGCAAGGGAACACCTCAAAGAGGTGCAGGCCGCCAACATCCCTGCTGACATCCAGGCTGCAAAGGCCTTGGTCGAAGCGGCCGGCCGTAAGGACGCCAATGACGAACTGAAAAAAGCGCAAAACTATTTGGCCAGAATCGCGGGCTCTTATCAGGACCAAGTGGATGCCCTCGTGGAACTCCGTGGGTATCAGACGGACGAGGAAAAATCCCTCGCGGCCCAAGTTGTCGCAACCCGCATGTTGGCTGACGACACCAAGAAATTGGCCCAAGAAGAAGAAACTCGCAAAAAAACCATCGAGCAGATATTCGAGCGCGAGCGCGAGGCCCTCGCCAACCTGGGCAAGTCCCAAGCCCAGTTGAATGTCCTCAAACTGCAAGCGGTCGGAGCAACCGAAAAAGAGGTGGCTGCGTTCCAAGCCCTTGCCGATAAGCACGACCGAGACGCCAAGGCTCTTTCGGATAGGAAGAAAGAAGAACAGGACGCCAAGAGCCTGCTAGAGTCGGCCATGACCAAGGAAGAAAAACTCGCCGAAAGTATAGCCCAAGTTCGTCGATTCGAGGCAGACCAAATCTACACCAAGGAGCAAGCCCAGAGGGTCATCAATAGCCTTTTGGAGAAGGAAAACAAACTCCGAAAGGAAACGGTCGGTATGTACTCCGACGGCCTTTCCTTGGTGCGGGCAATGTCTGCTGCCGGTTTGGCCGACGAGAAGACCGGCAGGGCTGGTGGCCGCTTCGGCGGTGTCGTCCCCGTTCCGGTCCCGGCACCGATGCCTCCTGCTCCTGCCGGCCTCCCCGGCGTGGTAAACTCCGTCATGGATCGCATTGCCACCCTTAACGAAGGCATCCTGGCCATCCTCTCTCGCTGGGACACGGACGGCATCAAAATCAAGTCGCTTCCGCCCATCACCGCCACTTACGCCTAACTGCCATGCCTTCAACCGGACTACCGTTCCCCACAGTTTCCACCTCCGAGGCCATCGCCACCGGCACGAGCAACCTGGGCGGGTTCGTGAACGCCCAGGGCGACCAGGTTCCGTATTTCAACGATGTGGACGGCTCGTATACGCAGACGGCCTCCAGCGAGTTCGGAAGCAATAAGGCACAGCGCAAGGTGCTTTGCAACTGGGTGGACAAGGACCAGATGATTAAGGTATTTCTCGGCTATGTGGACTCCGGTGGCGTGATGCACTACCCGGACTTTTTCCCGGGCACGAACATGTACTGCCAGAGTATTTCGGTCTCAGGCTACGGCAAAATGACCGTGGACGATAACGGCGTTTTGCAGTACACCGCAGCGGAACTGACCCTTGACTACACCGGGCAAGCCATCCCACAAGAGGAGGGCTCGCCGATCACCTTGTACGACGAGGAAATCAGCACCTCGGAAAACACCTACGCCTTAAGCACCCAGAAGGTGAGGCGCGGCGGCTTTACACGGAACCTCTGGTACTGGGTGGACTCTGGAAAACCCGTGCCGGAAGGTATGCCCATCGCAGCCATGCGCGAAATCGTGCTGGATGTGAAGTTGCACTTCTACCGGCGCAAGACCCTGAACTCGGCCCTTTTTGCCAACACGGGCCTCATCAATTCCGACACGGTGACGATGCTGACCACGGGGATCGTTTTTCCCGCCGAAACCCTGCGATTCGGCACGACGACCTACCGACGCTCGGTGCAGTCCGGCACGGACAACTTCTACGACTTCACCGTCCACCTCCAGCAGCGTGTGGCACGGGCCAACGACGATACCGGAGCCATCAGCGCGGTATCGTGGAACAAGTTCTTTAACCCCGAATCCGGGCAGTACGACAGTATCACCGTGGACGGTGGGCCGTACTTGCCTTTCGGCACGCCCGTTTCCTTCTCCTTCCTCTCGACCCTCTAAACCGTGCAAAATCCGCTATCCCAGTACAAAAGGCCGGAAAAGAATCTGCCGGTATCGGCGGACCTGCACGCGGCCGTGTACGACCTGCTCTCCAACTGGTTCAAGGGCCAGGTGACGCAGCCACCCCAACCGCAGAAGTTCCGGTGGGTGATTTTGACCGGGGCCACCGTGCAGGACACCCGCGAAGTAGGAAGCACCACGACCGATGTGAGGTGGAGTTACACTTGGGTCGAGGCGTACTTTGATTCGGCTTACGGCGTGTTCAAGCCGATGACTGACGGCGAATCAGACAGCACCACTGACGGCGAGGCCACGAATGTCAAGGAAGACCTCAACCTGGCCGGCAACATCTTGTGCGGGGTTTACGACTTTTCGGCCGATCCGTTCCTGTCCAACCCAGACATCAAACTCCAGCCGGTGGCGAACACGGTTGTTCAGTTGTGGGAGGTCGTGGATGACGACACCGGGGTAATCCAGTACCGCTTCGATGTACTCAACGGAGTGCAGGGTCCATGTGCAGCCTAACCCTCTTTGAGTCTAGGGAGCCTGTCTGCCGGTCTTGCCGGTTCTGCGGAACCGATGTGCGCGGCAAGAAGATGATCCGGCGAACCGATTTCTCGGTCAAGTGCATACCTGCCCAATGCAACTGGTACTGCATAGCGGACGAAAAGGCCCAGTGCCCCTTGAGTAAATGGCCCGTTTCTGATACCCTACCTGCACCCCCAGGAAACTGAACATGTCCAACACCAATTTCTCGACCACCTCAAGCACCCAGACCATCACCCTTGCCTCTGGCGTGGAGACGGTCGTGGCCTCCTTTACCGACCTGTCTCTCGCCAAGAGCATCTACCTCGCGGTGAAGGTGACGGCCGGCGATGATTTGACCGCCTTCAAGATGCAGGTGCGGTACGGCCCTGACTTCGATTGGCAGGACTACCTGGATTCCAACGACTGGACCGGCACCAACAAGCCGGCCCAGCACCTCTGGGCGTCCGGCAACCCGGCCAGCCTCTCGGCGGGCGAGGGGGCAGAAGTCCAGGCCCAGACTCTCGGCTTCGTCGAGGCCCAGTTCCTCGCCACCAACGCCGGCAGCGGCACCAGCACCATCCAGATCGCTGCCCGCGCCATCCAAAAGTAAACCAGGCCGAGGGACACCATGCTGACAGCCCTGTTCTGCTGCTGCGGCGCTGCCCCACCGCCGGTTTGTTGCGTTTTGCCGCCAGAACACCTGGACTTGACATCGTATGTTTGGAGCGGCTACGACATCCCTTACGAGGACGCTTTGTACACTTGGTCGGAGATGTTCCCCATCCCGAATCTGGCGGACTACATTCTGGCCAATCCTGACAGCCCGTATGCGGTGCCGTGCGAAGAATCGCCGTTTTTCTTTCCAACCATCGGCTTTGACACCTACCGTTATCTGACCAGCACGACCATCCCGGTCGGCGCGTATGCACAGCAAACGCAGCGGATTGTGCTGCTTATCAATTGTGACGGCAACGACTTCTGCGTCAATGGCCAATGGTACTACGGCCCAGCGCAGATGTTCTTTGCGGATGAGGATTGGAACCCGGTAACGCATATCGACAATGTGCCCAAGATGGAAACCAGTGGCTGCGTTTTGCTCATGAGTAGCGACCTTGGCATCTATTGGGAACCGCCAGCCAACGCCGACTTCCTGCCGAGTTACTGGCAATCGCATTGCCCGTCTTGCACCGGCAACGGGCGGTATTTGTTTACGGCGTGTGACGGCACGGGCGGCGGCGACATCATTGCGGAATTCCCCCTGTCGCTTGGGATCGAACTCGGCAGCGTGTACCGTCTGACGCTCAATAGCGAATTTGAGGGCTGCTACACGGCCACCTCTGACGCCAGCGCGGAAGTACCCGTGGCGGCGGTGACGGCAGCCAGCCTTCGCGCAAGTTGCACAGACGGCGACTGCAATCCGTCCCCTTGCGATGGCCCCCCGTACAACTACCGGGTCGCGTACTGCATCGACCCAACCACCCCGGTCGGCTACTACCCCAGCGCGGACATCCTTGCCTCTGGGTATGTATTCCGCGAAGTCGGCACCGAATTCCCGCGCTACATTGTGCTGGACTGCGAACCGTATGGTGAATTGCCGATTGTGTTCCTGCCTATGGGAATCGAGGAAACCTCATGCCCGTAACTTTGCCACAATTCAAGGCCGGCATCGCCTGCGCGGACGGCAAGCACCCCAACAGCGCGTGCAACGCCTGCCGCAAGGTCGGGCCGGACTATGACGCCTGGAGGCTGGCAAACGCTGGCGCAGCCCAGTTCGAGTGCCCTCACGGCTACCGGATGGGCAAGCATGTGCAACTTCGTGGCCTGGGTGACGCCATCGAGCGCGTGACACAAGCGGTCGGAATCAAGCCTTGCGGAGGCTGCAAGCAAAGGCGTGATAAACTAAACGAACTTGTCCCTTTCGAGTAACCCATGCCATACACTTCCTACTACGGTACACCCGCCAACACCTTCGCTGGCATTTCTCGGCCCTCCACCGCTCCGGTCGCCAGCGGTGCCTTGGCCATCTACACCTCGGACACCAACTTGGCCGACTTCGCAGCCTCGCGGGTGCCGTTCTGGAGTGGCGCAACGGCCTACTCGACCGTGGGCCAGCAGGTGGTGTACAACAACCAACTCTGGGCGGTGGTGGCCGCCAGTACGGGCGTCGCGCCCGGCACAGATTCGAGCAAATGGGCTTTGCTCGGAACGGGCGGAGGCGGAGGCGGCGGGGCCATCGGCCTCATCGGTTACTACCGCACAGATACGACACTGACCACCACCCCTACGGCAGGAAAGGTAACTTGGGACAACGCGACCCAGGCTTCCTCCACGCACCTCTATGTGAACAAGGACGACGACCAAGGAACTGACCTCAAAGTGTTTTTTGATCTCGTTGCCTCCGGCGATACCTTGCTTTTGCAGGACCAAAGCGACAGCGCGAACTTCCAATTGTGGACGGTGACGGCAACGCCAACCTACACCTCGGGCGTGTTTGACTTCACGGTCTCTCTGACTTCTTCCGGCGGCACCGGAACGACCAATCTGCCGAACAATCACCAGGTGTTCCTCTACACCAAGCGCGCGGCGGTTCCGGCAATTCCTACCGGCCAGATAGCCTTCGGCGGAACAACCGCCTTGACTTCATCGGCAGACTTCACCTTTGACAACGCCACCAGCCGCTTCATCCAGACGGCAACGGTGACGACCTCGACCGCAGCCGCGCATCGTCTGTCAGTTACTTTTGACGGTGTTGGCGTGGACATGGCCGGGTATGTCTTCAACGGCACCATGACCAACTACGGCCAAAACACCGTCTTTGCCAAGTGGCAGACGAACGACGGCATCATCAGGGCGCAGATTAAGTATGATGGCTCGGCGTCCTTTGGCGTCAATTCCAAATTGGCGTGGTCTGACGGCGAGGGTGGCCTTGTGGCTTTGGGCACCCCGATTGTCGAGCCGACCGTCAGCGCGACACCTGGCAATATGATTTTGTGGGCCAAGGCGTCCACTGGTCGCTTGCGAACCATGAGCGGAACCGGCAACACGGTGTCCGATGTGGCCTACACCAGCGACCTTGCCAGTTACATTCCGACCAGCCAGAAGGGCGCGGCCAATGGCGTTGCTCCTTTGGACTCCGGCGGAAAGGTAAGTACCACCTACCTGCCAGATGCGGTGTTGGGAGCGGTCAAGTACCAAGGCACTTGGAACGCAACCACCAACTCGCCCACGCTCTCGAACCCGCCAACCAGCGCGGACGCTGGCCACTACTACATTGTTTCCACCGGCGGCACCTTTGCAGGGATCTCTTTCGCGGTGGGTGACTGGATCATCGAAGACGGCGGTTCATGGAGCAAGGTGGACAATACCGACACGGTGGTTTCAGTTTTCGGCCGGATAGGAACCATCCTGGCCGTGGCTGGGGATTACGCGGCCAGTCTCATCACCAACGACAGCAGCGTGGTCGGCACCTATGTCAAGGACGCCCTGGACACGCTCTTGACTGCCATCGGCCTCAAAGCGCCAATTGCCAGCCCGACCTTCACCGGCACGGTAACCATCCCCGCAGGCGCGAGCATTGCCGGCTACCTGACAACCTCGCTCACTTCGGCTTACATCTTCGTCGGCAACGGCTCGAACTCCGCGACCGGCGTGGCTATGTCAGGGGACGCTACCATCGCCAACACGGGCGCCCTCACGCTGGCCAATACGACCGTTGCGGCAGCGTCCTATGGTTCGGCGTCCAGCGTGGCCACCTTTACGGTGGACAGCAAAGGCAGGCTCACGGCGGCTTCCAACACAGCAATCTCCATAGCGTCCAGCGCGGTTAGCGGTTTGGTCAAGGGCGCGACCTCAAACCAGATAATCAAAGGCAATGCGGCAGGCTCCTACGCCGCCGTCACCGGCACCTACTCGGTGGCCACGACTGACGCCAACTCCTACCTGCAAATTGGCTCCGGCACCTTCACCGTCACCATCCCGTGCGACACCTTGGGCGCGGCGTTGGAGGCCAATTCGTGCATCATGATTCCGTGGCGCAAAATCGGCACGGGCACCACGACCTTCGCAGTCAGCGGCTCCGGCGCTACTTTGACGCTACTTGGCGGTGGCACCCTGGGCACGGCCACCACGGGTTCCTCGGGCGTCATCTGCATCGAATCCACGACTGTCGCCACCATCACCGGAACAGCCTAATGTACATTCCAATTTACAACATCTCCTCAACGGTAATTCGCACCTATCGGTGGGACTTGTCGGCTGTCGCAGGCGTGCAGGACGGGCAAGGCACTTGGAATACGACCAACACCTATTTTACGAATGACGGCGGTGCCACCCGCATTCCTTGGGTGCCGGGCAGCATTGCCCAATTCGGGGGTGGCGTCAGCGGTACGGCGGCCGGCAATATCATCACTGGAACGCAGACCTGCACAGGCCTTATTTTCAACACCCCGTTTGCGGGGGCGTACACCTTTGGCGGTGGCACTATTGCTTTCATCGGCGCTTCGTTCATCGAATGCAATTCAGCCACAGGCATGACCGGCTCGGGCGTCCTAAGCGGCGGAACCATCACAGTGCGCGGCACGGCCATCTTTACGATTGCCGGAAGTTCAGCGGCTAACAGCATCGACACTCTGAATGTCGTGGCTGGCGCTCGCGTGGATTTCACCACGGCCTTCACGGTCAAACTCCCTACCTCAAGCCTGACCGTGGAAGGCACGGTCAATTTCGCGGCAGCGACATCTGCTACGACCATCAGTTGCGTTATCTCCGGGGCAGGGACAATAGGCTCCTCGAACGCCTCTGGCGGGTCCAGCGACATGACGGTGTTGGCCAACAATACCTTCACCGGAACCTGGACCCATACCGGGACTGGCAACCTTCGCATTGGCAACGGCAGCGCGGCGACTGGTGATGTGGGCACATGTTCGCTCGTCCTCAACGCTCCGGCCATTTTCCAGCGCGTGGCCACATGGACACTGACCGCCAATGTCAGCGGCACCGGCACGGCGACCCTAAGCAACGGCGACATGACCCTGACCGGCGCATGGACGGCAGGTGCAATCTCCATATCCTCCGGCACCACAATCCGCATCGGCGCAGGCGGCACGGTTGGCTCATGCTCGGCCAACCTTTCAAACGCAGGCGCCAAGGTTTTCAACCGCAGCAACGCCTACACCTATCCCGGCGTCATCAGCGGTGCCGGCACGGTCACGCATTCCGGCTCAGGCACCTTGACCTTCTCGGCCAATCAGACCTACACCGGCACAACCACGATTAGCGCAGGCCCATTGCGCCTTGGCGGTACGCTGGCGGCAACTGCCGTCACCGTGGCCAATGTCGCAGGGGCATCCATCGGCGCAAGTACGGCCGCAACCCGCACCATCGCAGGCTCGGTCACATTTGCCGGCTCCAACGCCGCGCTCGATGTCCAGACCAACGGCAGTACGGTTGCCAGCCGTTTGACCGTCACGGGTGGCGTGGTGCGAGGGGGAGCAAAAGTAAATGTTTTGGGCGCACTGAACGCCGGGACTTACATTATAATCTCGGGGGCTTCCGGTTCGTCTTCGGGCTCCGAGTTCACCATCGGAACCAATCTTAGCGGACGGACTTGCACCTTCTCGACAGTCTCGGGCGTAACCACCATGACCGCTTCCTAACCCGAACCCCCTCACATGACCACCACCCTCGCAGAAAACGCCATCACGCTCGATTATCCCGCCATCGCGGCCATCGGCTCGGGTCTTTTGGGGTCAATTGTGGCCTTCGTCTTGTGGCTCTGGCACCACTTCAAAAAGACCGACAGCCAGAAGGACCAGCGCCTTCAACGGCTTGAGGAGCGCATGGACATGTTGGAAAAGGCCATATCCGGCCAGTCGCAGTTCGTTTCGGCGGTTGTGGGCGCGTCCAGGGCGTCCGACACCGTGGCGTCGAAAGTGATCCACGACCTCCATCGCCAGTACAAGCCCACGGACCGTACCGGCACCTACCACCCAATCCAGGGAGAGTGACATGGGAGACGAGTACTATCACCACTACGGCCGCAAACGCCGCAAGCGTCAGAGCAACCCTATCCAAGTGGCGTTCGTGTTGATTCTCCTGACCGGGGCAATTGCCTTGGCCTTTATGGTGGCCTTGGGTTGTCAGGCGGCCCCTGGCCCGCTACCCAAACAGCCCGAACTGCCGGCCAGTGTCTCTCCGGCCGTCTCCCAGAACGCAACCGCGCTCGACCGGGCCGGCGAGGCGATCAAGACCATCCCCGCGCAGGCCGATGCAGCCTCGCTGGCGGCTCCGGCCGTCAAACCCCAAGCCGAGGCCATCAAAGCCGCCGCGAGCGTAGCCGGGGCAGCCGTAGGCGACGCCAAGGCCCACAGCGCGACCGTGGCGGCCGGCATTGACGACCGCGACCGCGCCCTCTCTGCCCAGAAGTACCTGCTCGACGAGCAGGCCAAGGCCCTCAAAACCGAGACCGTTCGGGCCGACAAGGCGGAAAAGGCCTTGGAAGACCGGGCCAAGGATCGAATCGAGTGGCTCCTCACCCTGGGCGGTTTCGCGCTCATCGCCATATCCCTCGGCCTAGCCTACATGCTGTTCCAGGCCGGCAGCGTGGTACGGGCCCTTGGCGTAATTTCGGCCGGTGTGGTTCTCGGATCTGCGTGCTTCACCGCAGCCGTGTACCTCGACACCATCCTGACCGTCGGGTGCTGGGCGCTCGGTGCGGCGGCTTTGATTGGGCTGGTTGTTGCCGCTCTCCACTACCGAAAGCACTTCAAAAAGGCGCAGGTGAAGTAACAACGGGATTCAAAGCAAAACCCCCTTCCTCGCGGTTGGGGGTTTTTCGGTCTGGGGTTTTTCGGCCTGTTAGGTCTTCCGGTAATCGAGCCCCTTAGCCTCCGGCGACAGCCAGCGCACGCGGCTGGGCGGCGTGGTGCGCGGCACCGGCCAAGGCTTTTCTGACCCCTCGAAGCAATCGCGCAGGGCCAGGCCCTTAAAACGGCGGTTCTGAACGCGACCGTAGGGGATGCCCATGTATTCGCACGCCCTTCGGATCGACTCGAAGGCCAAGGCCGCAGAGCCTTCGCCGATGACCACCTTGCAGCCTGCCGGCACATTGCTAGTTTTGCCGACCTCCAGCCGGTAGCGCAACGCGCCCCTAGTGAGGCCGGTCGCAAGGCAAGCCTCGTGCATCGAGTCGTATTTGACGCCGCCATACTCCACGGTGCCCTTCAACCGGCCAGGCCAACGGCAGGCGTCCAGCGGGATACCGGCTTTTAGGCGGTGGCACAAGGTACTATCTGGCAGTCCAAGCGCACGAGCAGCGTGGCCTCGGCTGGGATAGGTGACGCCGTTAAAGGTCACCGGCTTTCTCGCCTTTTCGCGGGTGATACCGACCTTGGCGTCTAGTGGCAGTCCTTTGCGGAATCGTGTGTATGCGGTCTTGGCGGAGATGCCAAGGGCTTTTGCAGCGGCGGGGATTGAGGGGTATCCGTCAATCTTGTACTTCAACATACCGGCACCTCCATCGCCGCCTCGACCAGCGCGTGAAGCAGGGTCGAGCCCCTGCCGCTGCTGCGCCAGTCGTGGACATACCAACGCTCATTCACGCAGGTAACGATCTTGGCGTTGCCCTTGCGGCACATCCATTCGAGCAGATAGCCGGACATCATGGACTCGACCGCATCATCCTGGGGAATGCGAACGCCTTGGCATGAGTTGAGCAGCAGTCTCCAGTAGCCGATGGGCAGGCATTCGCCGCACAGCCAGGGCGGTTTAGCGGTCGGGTGCTTGGCGTACAGGGGCGCGGTGAGGTCGTAAAGTTCTTGTGCCGTCACGGGGAGTTCCTTCGAGGTGAGGGGGTGGGGTAGAATTCACTACTAGGTACATCATACCCTTACTGAATCTCCGCGTCAAGTACCTCGCGCACTTTTTTCCAATACCCGACCGTGGCCGATTTGCGGTGCCCTTTCGGGCCACCGTTCCACCGGCGGGCAATGCCCTGGGCGGACCAATCTCTCGTGCGCTCGGCCCAATAGATGGAGTAAATCACGAACATGCGGCCGGAGAGTTTTTCCGAAAGCGCGTCCGAGGGGTGGTACTTCTTCTCGCCCAGGATGCGGTTCACCTCGTTCACCATGCTCGGGCGGATCTGATACTGGCCCAGGGCCTTCTCGCGGGCGTAGGCTTCCTCGGCCTGCTTGACGGTGACGGGGCGCTCGACCTGGCGCACGGCGTCGCGGACGCCGTACACGAGAGCCACCGAGCCGGAGCCGTCCTCGGAGCCGGCGGCTTTGGCGGAGGCGTCAGCCGCACGGGAAGAAACGGCCACCACGGCAGAGACGGCCAACAGGGCGGTCGAGGCGATAACGGTCGCGGTCAGTGCGTTCACGGGATTTCTTTCTGAAAGAGGGAAACAACGGCGTCCAACGCTTCGGCGTGTTTTCGGTGCAGGATGCCGTAAACGCCGCCCTCGGCGACGGAGCCCAATCGGGACCACTCGTCCACCAGCGGCTTCAAGGCAGCGCACCACTCGGCATCGCGGTCTTTGATTTCTCGGCTGCTCACGGTTTCTCCTTGGCTTTTTCGGCGGCCTCTGCCGCTTCGGCGGCTTCGATCCGGGCCCAGATGCTTGCCGATGCGTTGTTGCGGAGGGCCATCTGTATCGCGGCGGCGGTAAAGGCCTCCTCTTGGCGGGAGGCCAGGTCGGTCAGGTCGGTGAGGCGGTCGGGGTCTGTACCGTTCACTGGGTTCCTTAGCAGCCCCAGAGGGCCAGGCCGACTGCATCAGCGGCGTCGGCCCAGGCAGTCTTGGGTAAATTGAACATGGGAGTCTTGGGGTAGCAGTAGGACGGTCCCTGCTCGAACGGAATCCCCAAGGCCTTGAAGACCCGGCCTTGGTGGATCTCTTTCGGAACCGACCCCTTCCATATCTTAGGCAAGGGGTTTTTGACCTCGGCAGCATAATAAGTCGCAATCGCCAACGCTGCACCGGACACCACCGAGAGATTGGCTATGTCCTGGGGCTTGGCCCGGTTGGTCTTGCCGGTGTAGGTCAAGTCCTGGCCCTCGGCCACGAACCGGCCTGGCGGGTAGGCCAAGAACATCTCCGGCAGCCCTCGGGCCACCGCCGCCACCATGCCCAATTTAACCGATTCGGGGTTGCCTGCGGCCCTAAAAAACCGGACCGTCACCAAGGACGGAGGGGAGGTTCTCCGGTCGAGGATCGCGCAGGCGCAGTCGCGGAGGTCGGGGTCCAGGCCGTAGGTGTAGGGGGAGGTACTCATGCCTCCACCCAGGTCAGAATTTCATCTTCGAGCCTGTTGGCCTTGTCTAGGGCCTGGCGGGCGTAGAACCGAAAGTCTCCGGCCTCGTCCGTGCGGCCGGCACGCTCCAGCCACTCGGCGTGTTCCTTGCGGGTGGCGGCCAGTTCAACAGTCTCGCGGAACTCCCGGACAAGGGAGGTCAAATCCTTTTGGGCTGACATGGTAATCTCCGGTAGGTGTTCGGACCGAGGCAGGTGTTCGGACCGAGGCAGGTGTTCGGACCGAGGCAGGTGTTCGGACCGAGGCAGGTGTTCAGACCGATTCCAGGTAGTAGGCCACCGTGCGGGAGCCTTCCTCGGTGACGCGACGCAGGCGGGTGCCCTTGGGCAGGGGCAGGCGGGGCAGTTTGTCGTACACGCGGACGGCGATCCGGTTCAGTTCCGTGGACCAGTCCTCGGTCTCGGGGATGGCAAACTGGAGAGTGTCGCCAAGTTTGAGTTTGGTGATGCCGTCAAAGATGCCGTGGTAGCGCGAGGTGATGCCCTTGCGCTTGGCGTCGATGTCGAGGGGGAACGGGTAAATGGCTTTGATTTTCATGGGGGGTGTTGCGGGTTGGGGTAAAAGGTAGGGTGAGAGGAATAAGGGTATTGTACACCTAGTACGCGGAGCGGTCAAGCCTGGAACCACTCCGACCACCAGACCTCGAACTGGTCCGGGGTCTTGTTCGGCTTGTCGCCCATGAGCATGACGGTGTTCCAGTACCGTAGCCGCTCCTTAAGGGGGCAGGCCTTCTCCAGCGCGAGAACCAGGACCGTGCCGAGCGGGTGTCCGGCCTTGCCTGACCGGGTGAGGCTGTCCCACTCCGGCGGCTTGAAGTCGGCCAGGGCCACAGGCCACGACCAGTTGTTGCACTCGGCCCAGGCCTCGGCCTGCCGGTACTCGGTCAGGGAGGCCACACGCCCCAAGAGAGCGGCAATCAGGATTGGATCGGTGGGGGTCATTTGGGTTCCTTCGCTGCCGCGATGCGGTGTTCACACAAGGTACGGTGGGCGGCGTAGGATTCTTGGGCGGGGGTGGCGAGAA